GGATCATGGTAGTCTCCTTTCGTTTGGGTCGAGCCTAGACGACTTGAGCCTCGTTGTTGAGGATCGCGTCGACCGTTCGGACGGGGATCCCGCGGAACGTGGTCACGACCTTGCCGTCGAACTCGGACAGCTGGAGCAAGACGTTGGTCTTGTTCATCGCCTGGAGGTCGAGGTAGGTCCGGATCACGCGGTTGCAGTAGATCACCGTCCGGCCCATGTCCGACCGGACTTCCGGGGTGTCGGAGGTCTGGATCGCGGTCGCGGTGGACGGCATGGTCGGGAACCGATACATCCCGCGGATGATCAGGTTCAGGAGATTCGCCGCCGAGACGCCGGTGAGCTGGGTGACGTCGACGTTGGCGATGCGAACGCAATAACGCCAATCACGGCCAACCAGACCCATTTCCCATTTGAAATGTTCGCGATAGGCCTGGAAGGTATTGCCCGACGCGTCGGTGACGGGCCACTCGCCCATGTCGATATGCTGGAGCCCGGTCATCTTCCCCTTCGGGAACATGCCGTGCCAGGTGTCATTCCCCCACGTCACGATCCAGATTGACGTGTTGGTGTTCGAAGTGCCGCCGCCGTCGAGGACGTTGTTGGCCGTTTGGGAGTTGGTCGTGTTAACGGTGGAGTAGCGCGGGGCAAAGCCGGTGAAGCGCTCCGGGTTGACCGACTGATTGCCGTAGATGTAAGTCGTCGCGACCTGCTGGGACATGCCCTCGAGGAACGCGCGGGACTCGGACAAGCGGAACTCGGCGGTGTTGCCGTTGAGATCGGCGATGTCCTTATCGACGACGGAGTAGGTTTCCAGATTGCCGCATGAATCGACGATCTGGCCGGAGGTGGATTTGGCATTCGGCACGCCGGTGTTGAGCAAGCGCCAGGTGGCCTGCGGGAGGCCGGTGCGAATGGTGGTCTTATGCCCGGTGGGCATGTTGCCCTCGATGACGAGGATGTCATCGAGGATTTCGTTGGTCTGGGATAGGATTTCGATGATCGCCGCGATCTCGCCTTTCGGGTCGATCCGGCGCGCCCAATCCGCGTAGGTTAGGGCGGTGTTACCGATTGTGGCCTGGGCCATGGGTTAAACTCCGTTGGAGAAATACACCACCGAAACCAACTTCATTCATCCGCCCTGCGGCTGGTTTGCGTTGGGATCGAAACGGTCTGTTCGAGGACCGTTGGGATAGATCCGCTGGGCCAGGGTACGCGGGCCTTGATCGGGCGCGCTCTGGCCGAACGGTGAGGGGCCGGAGCCGGTGACGGGCCGAGCCTCGACGAATTGTTTCGCCATGGTGATCATGGCGCGAACGGCGTAAGGGTTATCCCCACCGCCGGTGGAGTCCATGAAATGCCGGAACCCGGCTATGGCGTCGGAGTCCGGCGTACCGTCAGCCTTGGCGAAGATAACGTTAAGGGCTCGGCTGAGGTTCTGGACGGCGGGCTCGCGGCCGCCATTGGCGTCGAGCCACTTGCCGGATTCATTAGCCCAGCGTGTGCGCTCTGCGCGGAAAGTGTCGTAAGCGGCTTTGACGGTGAGGCCGTTGTGTTTGAGGTAGAGATCGACAAGCTTCTGTGCACCGGCTTGGTCGAGGTTGAGTTCCTTGAAGATAGGGCTTGCTTCATCGATAATGGTTTTATCGAGGGTGTATCCCTCAGGGGCGCGGAAATCGGTGTAAGCCTCCGGGGCGCCGGTGGGTTTTGGGGCGTCAGGTTCCTTGGCGGGCTCGGTGGCCGAGGCGAGAAGTGACGCGTCGGCATCAGGCGTTGCCGTAGACGTCGGCGCCGAAGAGGTCGGGGGCTCGGTCGAGGTCGGGCTCGTCGGGGGCGCTGGAGTCGGCGTCGGGGTCGGACTCGGCGTCGCGGCTGGAGTTGAGGTCGTCTCGGGCATTTTTCTCTCTCATCATTTGGACGAATTGTTCCGGGCAGTGGCGCATGATGTCGTTGAAGAGTTGCAGGCCGGAGTTCCGCTCCCCTTCGAGGAAGGACATAACGTGGGTGTTTTCGTGGAAGGATGTGGTGAAGATGTGCGCGGTTTGCAGAGCGTCGAAGATGTATCGGCGGCCGTCGGGGTTGGACATCAGGGCGATGGTGACTTGGCGACGAACCGCGTCCGCCTGCTGGGCGTCCTTTTCGGCGGCGCGGATTGATGCGCGGGATGCGGTGTTAGGCACCGGTTTGGCCTCCTTGTGGCACGCGGCCCTGGACTCCGGGGATCATCCCAGCGGAGGCGAGGTTCCCGGCGCCAGCGGAGAGTTTCTGGGCGATGTCGGCCTGCTGGGCCGCTTGCTGTTGCTGGGCGCGCTGCTGGCGAATCGCGGCGACAGCATCGGGCGTACGCATGATCCGGGGATCATTGCCACGGAGTTTGGAGTAGAGGTTGATCGCCGTGCCGGTATCGACATCGTCCATGATTTGGGGATCGACCCCGGCGAGTTGCCCGGCCATGGCGAGGACTTCTTGAATCGCGGTGGCATCGGTGGAGTCTTGGGCGAGCTTGAGCATGGAGACGAATTTGACCGCGATGTCCTTCCCCGCGATCTCTGGGGGCGGAGGTGGAATGATTCCCGCGCGTTTGGCGATGGCATAGGTGCGTTCGATCGTCGGGCGGAGGGCTTCTTGGTCAAGGCGCTCGAAGACAGGGCCGAGCATGAGGAGGGCCTCGGCGCGACGTTGTTCAACCTCCACCGCGGTGACGTTCGACCGGGTTTGGAATTGTGACATCGGCTGGAAGAGTTGGTTGAAGAAGGTCCGGGAGATGCGTTCGCGGACCTCGACCAGGTCTTCGACCACGTCGTGAATTGGGAATTGGGAGTTGTAGATCGAGGCAAGGCCGGGCTTGCCGGATTGGGCGAAGCCGGTGACGTAGGTGATCCCGCCGGGGAGAAGGGAGGCTGGTTTGTTTTTTAGTTGAATGTCGGCGACCAACGGCGGGTTGATCATCTTGTCGATGGCTTGCGCCTTGCGGCGTTGTTCTAGTTGAAGTTGTTTCTGGTCGCCGAGAGCATCCATTGCAGGAGATCGACCATACGGGTCGTTGGAGACCAGGTACCAGCGGGAGGTGATGTTTGGCTGCTCGTAATAGCCCCCTCTGCGCAGGAAGCCGCGATTATCTCCGCTATTGTTCTGGGGTGAAGCGGAGCCGCCCCATTCAAAGATGCATTCGCGGAAGGGGAAGCGTTTGGAGACGGAGAAGCCGCGGGAGTCATCGTTGGGCTCGATTAGCTGGGCGAGGATGATCTCGCGGGTCAGGCCAGCGCCGTTGGGGAGGTCGTAGGAGCGCTGGACAGATGAGGAGCAGTTCTCGTAGCCGAATTCCTTCACCACCTGGCGGATGGTTTGGACGTACTCAAGGCCGAGGATGGTCGGGCGGTAGCGCTGGTCGATGTCGACGTAGTATTCCCCGGCGCAAGGGTTTCGGCAACAGATGACATCGTCGAAGTCTTCGTAGATCAGCATCACCGCGGTACCCATGATGACGAGATCCATGAAGTATTGATGCATGCAGGGGTAGAAGTTCGACTCGGAGAAGATCGCCCTGAGGAGCCGCTCGACTTGGCCGAGCCAGAGGCTGACCGGGGTGGTGCCAGTGGAATCTTCCCGCCCGGCGGTGAGGCCGAACCAGGGTTGGATGGGCGAGGTCTTGCCGGACATCAGGCCCGAGGCGAGGTTCTGGGCGCAGAGGTAGCCGGTGGAGTCGACGATGTGTTGGTTGATCGGCGAACCCCGGTTTTGTTGATTGGGGGTGATCAGCCATTTGTACCGCCGGGGGAGGTAGTAGTCGGCGAGCGCGCGCCAATGCGTCCACCAGGAATAGCGGTTGACCCGCATGCCTAGGATGTACGACTCGGCGTAACGCCGGTAGTCGATGTCAGCTTGACTGACTTGGCGCAACGGGCGGGCTCACTGGTTCGGGTTGGTTTTCAAAGACCTTTTTGCCCAAGGCGACCATCCGGGCGGCGGCCATTTGGAGATATGGCGCGGGGATATTGTCGGTCGGATCGGCCGGGGTTTTGGGCTTCGGCGCGGCTGGGGCTTTCATTGTCCCATCAACCGTTTTTGGTTCCCGCCGCCGGGACCGGCTTGCGGCGGAAGGACGGAGGAGCCGAGGAAGCTTGGAGTCTGCCCGCCGGTGCCCGGCATTTGGCCCTGAGTCGGGGCGAGGGCCGGGGTCAGCGCGGTGTTGGCGGTCGGCGCGGCGGGGATGGGGATGTAGGATGGTCCGGCGTGACCGCCACCGAAGAGGCCGGAGAATGCGTGACTCATGCTACCATCATCTCCTCTGCGAACGGGTCGTATTCGAATTCGACCGTGGATTTGGGCTGACCCCAATGGTCCAGCTGGCGCTGGGATTGGATTGGATAGGCGAAGGTAACGGCGAGAGCATCGGCACGGTCGGGGGATGAGTCTGAACCAAGGCGTTTCATCATATCCTCCTTACGTTCTAACTGTATCCGGCCTTTGTTGTCAAGTCCGTAGAGGGGCGCGACTAACTGCCTTCGGAGGTCGGTGTCGTTCGGAAGGGCCCCACCGGCACGAATCCAGGCCCGCATGGCACCCCACATTTCAGCGCGCTTGTTGGCGTAAACCTCACCCGTGTTCCCGGTGGCACTACCACCGACATCGGCCGCGCCTCCGAACTGGACATCCCAACAATGGCGGCCGAGAGATCGAACATTATCGACAACTCCCCCACCCACACCTCCGCCATCGATAAAGATCCCGTCAGGGTTGTGGGCGTCGGATCCAGCGTTGATTCGGGAGGCAAGCTCGACAGTATTGATGCCACGGTAATGCTCCCAGGGGATGGTTCGGGCGTCGCGCCCGCGGCGATAGGCGATGACGGATTCGTTCGCGCCGTAGCGGGCGACGTCACAGCCAAGGGTGAGGGGGTCGGAAAGGGCGGAATGGGCTTCGCGGGACATCGCCGCGTCGACATCGGCGGCGGAGATGAATTCCATCTCACCCGCGCGGGGGAAGACGCCGAGGACGCGGACACGAACGAAGTCGGAATCCTCGCCGTAGGCTTCGATCCATTGGTTGATTTGGGTTTTATTGGTGAAGGAAATGGTTCGCGAATCGACCTGACGCTTGATCCAGAACCGACCGTGACCGGTTTGGTTGAAGCACTCGCGGAATCGGCCGATGGAACGGGTGGGGTTGCCGAAGGCTAGCCAGATGATTTCGGTATCGGCGTCGGTTAGGGCGCCCTCGGCGACTTCCCAGACGTTGTCGGGGATGGCAGAGGCTTCGTCCATGATGAGAAGAACCCGGCGGCCTTGGTTGTGGAGCCCGGCGAAGGCCTCGGTGTTACGCTCGGACCAAGGGACTTGATCGATGCGCCAGGTGAAGGTGCGTTCGGGATCTTTGCAGAAGAGGGCCGTGGCGGTGAGGGTGAAGTAATCCTTGGCGATGAAGAGGTTGAACCATTTGCCGAGCTCGGCCCAGGTTTTGGTTTTGAGCTGGGTTTCGGTATTGGCGGTGACGACGCCGCGGGTGTCGGGGAAGGTGGAGAAAGCCCAGAGGATGATCCAAGAGACACAGGCGGATTTGCCTACGCCGTGGCCTGAGGCGGTGGCAAGGCGGATCGCGGCGGCCGGGGAGAGGATACCGGCGTCGATATCGCGGAGGGTGCCAAGTTGCCAAGCTTCGGGCCCGGTGCATTTGGCGAGGCTAGTTCCGGGTTGGCCCCATGGGAAGGCGCCCATGACAAAGCGTTCGGCGGAGGATTTGCATGACGCGAGCCAGTCGAAGACGGTGGGCATTAGTATGCCCCCGCGCCTGATTCAGCGGGATCGGTCCTGACTTTCTTTGCGCCTTTAGCCATTGTCATGCTCAGTTAAAAGCCGCCGACATGTAGTAACATTGGTCCGCGCCGTGCGCCTTGGTGCCGCTCCATGAGAGTGTGGGGATACTTCCAGAATAGTATGTATGGTCCGAGTCGTCAGCATTATCGGCTAGATCAGAGTCTGTTATTCCTGTGAAGGTCCACAGATCAAACGTCTCGTTAGCTGGCGACGTTACGACAATGGGACCATTTCCGTTGCCCATCGCATGAAAGACAACCCCCGCAGTTGCGCCAGTCGGGGTGAAGCTCCCTGGCATGTTCGACCACGAAGTGCCGCAGGCTGCCGAGGCGTCTGTGGTAGCGTTTTGAAAGCTCGCCGCCGCCGCGCCGGTCACATCGTACAGGCGGAACGAAAACTGACCTGATGCCAGCGCCGAGGTCAGATGTAGCGTCACTGTATCTCCGGTCAAATTGGTCGAGCAGTTCTGCGCATAGGCAATCCCCGAGCCGCCATTTACGACGCCTTTTAGGGTCCACACGCACCCATCGCTGCTTGTGACGGGGCTGCTCGACGTAAGGCAAGAACCGCCCCCGCCTGGACATCCTCCCGTCCAAGTGAACGTCGCAATACGAAGATTGCCGGTCCATTCCTGTTTTGTCGCGATGGTCGTAGTTCCCGGCGCAACCATCGACTCATGGATGATCTTCGCGATATGAATGGTGGAAGGCGCTGTCTGGCTATTGTTCGCGACCTGTAACGCCACTGTCGCCATGTTGAAGCAATCCACTGTGTCGCCGCTCTCGGTTATCGTCGGCGTGTAGCTCGCCGAAGTCGTTTGAGTTTTCCACTGGACCGCGTTCGGGAACCCTTGGTTATTCGTCCAGATGATCTCAGAATTGAGCAGCGTGAAGCCGCTTCCGGCAGTCCAACTGGACGTGTTACCCCCCGCAAAGCCGGTGCAGACCGGAACATAGGTTTCGATGACATTGCCGCCGTTGGCGTTGTTGTTCGTCGGGGTGAAACTGCCGGTATCTGTGATGACGCCAGCGGCGGGCGTTACTCCGTTGACTGCCGAGCAATGCGAACCGCCGCTTGGTGTGGTGGTGTTGATGTTCTCCCAAACGGTTAGGTCATATTGAACCGGCTGGGTATTCGACGCGCCCACGCCAATGGTGATTTTATCCGCGCCCCCCGTAGCGCCGAGCGGAGCAACGAAGGCCCATGCCTCTGCATTTCCGCTTCCTCCGCTCGCAGCGCAAAGATTTGTCCATGTTGCTCCTAGCGTGTCGCTAATCGTGACCGTCTTACCTACGAGAGCCGAAACGAAAATCACCGCAACAGAGTTGGCAGGAAGTGGTTCAGTCGCGACAACGAAAGCACGCCCCGCGATGCCGTTGCCGGTTGGGTTGGTCGAGGACGCGATATGCTGAAACATAATCGGCGAAGCAGTTCCGCCGCCAACGCCACCAGTATTATTTGATAGTGTCCAGCCAAGACCGGCAACTAAAAATAGTGAGATAATCCCGCGCATCAATAGGCCCCTATCCCCACACAGCCCGCCCCGCCTGCCCACGGCAAGCCGTCATGGTTGGTTGTGGAGACGCCAGTAACGTTAGTCCCGGCGCAAACCAGCCCGCCCGTAGGAGCGCCAGGATAGCCTGGGGGTTTAGGATTAAGAGTTGACAGGTCGATAATGCCTTTATTAGCAGTCCAGATCGGAGCGTATGCCTGCATAATTCCGCCCGTACCCGTCAGCGCAGT